AAATTTTCCTTTTGGTAAATTTCCTTTTTTAGAAATATCATACCACCAGTGGTCATCTTCCATTGGGTTCGTATCCATCCAAACTCCTCGCCAGGATGGGCCACCATCTGCCTTAGAAGGATACCTTCCAACTCGGTGTGTTAATCCATCAATAACTTGTTTAGGTAATTCTCTAGCTTCATTTACCCAAGCTCCTGTAAGTTCTAGTGATAAAAGTTTTCTAACATCTTTAGGCTGATCCAATGCTAGGAATATAACTTCGCAATCAATTCCTGCAGCTCCTTCTCTTGCAGGTAATTTTATATGATGAGAAATAGGAGGCGACCATCTCATGCCTCCCCAAATATTTTCTGGGAAAATTTCTTGCCAAGTTTTAATTGTTGTAGTTCGCAGCTCTGGATATGAGTTTCTAACAATTACAAATCTTGAATATTTAATTCCATCTTTTGGAGATGGTTTTTGTTTTACTGCACGCATAAAAACTTCTGCAGCACAAGCATAAGATTTTCCAGATCCAACTGGCCCAACTATTCCTCTAACAAAACTGTTGTCCTGGAGGAATTCATAAACAGTTGGAGATTTTTTAAAATTAAATTTTAGATCATCCATATAAGCTCTATCAACTCAATAACTAATAATCCTGCAAGCAGCAAAGCAAGTATGGTGTGATAAATATTCCAAAGCAACCATTGTTTATTTTTCTTTTTACGCACCTTTAAATTCTCTACATTCAAATTTTATTGCTAATCTTTGTTCATTAATTTTTTCTATTCCAAAATAATATTGAACTTGAGCTAGAGCTTTTAAAGCTTCTTGTGAAAAAGCATAGCCTGCTATTGCACAATCATAATGACTTTTAAAAGTATATCCTGGAATATGATGGTCAGTACATTGGCCAGTAATCATGCTGCATAAATACAAAACCAAAAAAAACTTCATAATCCATTCTTTCGCATATTATCCAAGTTCTGTCTATGGGCTTCTCCTTCTAAAAAATTAAACAGAGCTTTGATCCTACTATCATCCTCAAGTCTTTGACCATTAAACAAATGCCTTAACTCATTCTTCTGCAGGCCGATCCTCGTTGCCAATCTCTTGTCGTTGGTCGCTGTCTTCAACATCAATACTGTGATCCTGTCCACTTCCTCCTTGGTCATTCTCCTTCTTGACATATTTCATCTCCTTAATTTCAACTCTATCTGGCCCTTCAATCTTTATACCAATAACTGCAGGTTTATCATCATCTGATTTTTCCTGTTCTAATAATCCTGCTGCTTTGGCTACAGTTTGTAGGGTTCGGATTTTATCGTGCATTTCCACTTCAAAATTAGAATTATCTTTTCCATAAACTCTAATCTTTTTAATAGATCTCAAAGCTTTTTTAGGAATATCTTTGATTTCCTTTAATCTGATTTTACCTTCTTCCCAATCAATAATATCGGTAATATCGGATAAGGATAAATCCACCAGTTCCTGGGCTACAGCATCCTTATTGTGGTCTATGACTTCGCTGCGTTTTATTCTTTTTTGCAGCATCCTTACACCACCATATTTTACAACTGGGTGTGTTTTATCGCTTTTTAACTTCGCCATCTTTCTCCAAATGTACGTTATCTAAATTAGTGTTAAATAGGGTTTCAATATCCTCCTCGTTTTCAACATAGAAGAAAATCGTTTTTAAAGGCTCTGGAGTGGTGTTTTCACTTTCCTGGGCCTTTGTACCCCATTTAACAAACTTTACCCTTGTAAGCTTCTCTATGGCCATTAGAAGGGTATATTATCATCCATGTCATCTGCAGGAGTTCCTGTAGCTTGACTATCTGGTTTTTTCCAAGGTTCTTTGATCTCAACAGTAAGATATTCTTGCTCTTGCTTATTGCCTCTATCATCAACCTTTTTCTCTCTCCAGTTTTCCCAAATATCAATATCATATTCGCCTGCTTCCAAAGTAATAGGCTGTTCTAGCTTAAACTTTTTCCATGAATATTTTGGGCCTTTTGGTTTATCGTTTTTGTAAGCTCGTAACTTTAAAAACGTCTTTTGCATTTATCCTCCTTGGTTTAAGTTCATAGATTTCTTTAATCCATGTTTTTTCAACAGTTAAATCTCCATCAACATCATCCTCCTCATCTGGTGCTTCGCCTGGAGCTATGGCACTACAGAGAGTTATCTTGTCTAATGTTTCGTCTATGATCCAACCTATTTGAAAACTTTTTGCTGCTTGCATCTTTTTTACATCTGAAATCTTTTTCCATCCACTTTCTGCTATGGATACTGCATCATTCCATAAAATTAAAACCATTTTTTTTTCTTTTATAGAATAAGGAAAATTTTTTGAGATACCCCCATACGTACTATTGTGGCCAGGGGAGGCATATATCGCTTTTTTTGCACGTGCCTTATTTTTGCCACCACCCTTATTTTTATTTTTCCTAGTATTTGTCATGTTCAAAAATTAAATCAACGTTTAGATTTTGTACGCATTAAAGTTTTTTCCTATTAATCATCTTCTTTACCATAGTTTTCACATCCATTGGAGCTGTATTTTGGCCCAATAAAAAGCTTTTAAAGAAGTTTATATGTCCTGGAGCATCTTTCATTGGTTCTTTCTTCCTAAACCAAAGCAGAGCTGCTTTCATTTTCTCATAGGTTTCCTTATTCACTTCCAATCCCTGGTCTATCATCCTGGCTGCCTCATCCTCTTGCTTTTGATTATACTGAAAGTCCTTACCATAGACTTCCATTATGCAATTTTTCATATAAATCATTAAAGTTCTATTTAGCTTATTATCCCTTATATTATTATTAACGTTATATGATACGTTACGTGCAACATCAGAGGTTTCCCTGTCGGCAACATCAGAGGTTGCCTTACCTTTAGTATTGTGCAACGTGGAGGTTTCCTTAACCTGTGGAGATCTGTTAATAACCTTGGTATCTGTGGAAATCTTGTTAATTGTTTCTTTAGCTGTTTCCTGCTCCTGGATCGGCAGCTCATGCTTGGCCAAAGATACATTCTTCCTGGCCATGCTCTCTGTAGTCTTTGGATCATAAATGATAAAATAGCAGTTCCCTTTCTGGCCCTTAAACTCTTTCCTGGCATATTTAACATACTTCCACTCAATAAGCTTTCTAATATATCTGGTAACAGCTTGCCTGGATACGTTCAGATCTTTCGCCAGTGTCGCCTGGTTGGGCCAACAAATGCCTCTAAAGTCAGTATAAGAGCAGAGAGCTGCGAGAACAAACAAAGCCTGCCTGTGCTGCTGCAATCGTGGATCTTTGTAAGCTCTAATTGGCAAATGAATATACAGCCTGTAATCAGTTGGAGTTTTTTTCTTTGGCATTTAGCTCTGCTTTTAATTGTCTATAAACTTCTTCATAACTAATTTGTCCTTTACCTAAATATTCATCACAAATTTTAATAATTCTGGAGCAAACGTCTTGTAGTTGCCCTTCTCTTTTGATTTCTACGAGCCAAACTGGTTCTGGCCCTCTCCTGTGCGTCATATTTGATTTTCTCCAGATATAGCAACGTATCCACTAATTCTTCCTGGGTATCAGTGATCCACTCTTTCAGAGGCTTTTTCCTAGCCTGCATTGTGATCCTAAACTTGGCCCTGGATTTGGCCTGCTGCTTGTTAATTATTTTCCTTACATTTGTGTAAATGATGTCCTGGCGACTAGGCTGCTTTTTTCTTGCCATTTTTCTGCCTCCAGGTTCTCTCAATTAATTTTTCAATAAATTTAGAGATTGATCTCCCATCCTTTGAGGCAAGCTCTTTAAGCTGTTTCCTGGTGCTTGGATTAAGCAATAATATTTGTTGTTCCATTGTTGTTCTCCTAATAAAAAAAATTATTTTTAAATATTGAAATCAGATATATAGATGTTATATATATTATGTAAGTGATAAAAAATAAAACATTTCAAAAAAAAACAATCAAACAAGGAGAGAAAAAGAAAAAAAAAAAAAAAACTAAAAAGGAAGTTTATAACAAAAAACA